GCGGTTTTTGCGGCGCCCGCGGCAGCAGAGGCGCTGGAGGCCGCGGCGCTTGCCAAGCCGGCAGCTGCCGATGCGCTGCCGCTCGCAGCATCACGAGCACTCTCGGCAGCCTCCTGCGCATCTTTCGCAGCTTCGGCGTTGGCTTTAGCTTCACCTCCCCAGAAGATCCAACAGCCTTTCCTTTTCGGCCTTATCCTCGACACTTTCTGCCGCATGGATTTTAATAACGGCAGCGTTCTCGCGGGCAAATTCCTGCTCGGATTTGTCCAGCATTTTACCGCGTGCTCGCTTGTTTCTGATGTTCACCACCTGCGCAAACAGGCCATCGCCGATGCCATGAAATGCACCGAGAAATTCCCACCAGTGCAAATACCCGCATCGGCGGCAGCTATACCCCAGCACTTTGTCCACAGCGGGTGCGATCAGAGCAGCATCCTGCTCCCAATCCACCAGCCGGGGGCGGAAGCCTTGCTGCTCATCCTCTTTTCCCTCGTTGATAAAAGTAAAAGCCGCCCGAAGCGCAGCGTTTGCGCCGGGCAGCTCTTTCCAGCGGGGATATAGAATTTGCAGGCAGGCAACGTACTGCTCCTGCTGTGTCAGGTCGGGGTCAGTCAGCGCAGCCAGTGCATCCAGTACGGCGCGAAAATCCGAGCGGATCGCAAAGCTGCTCCCGGCCACCATGACGGTGGTGGGTAATTCCCATGCACTCATGCCTGCTGACCGGGGGCAAGCCCCTTGCTGAAGTCGGCATAGACGGCGGTGTGCTTTTTGAGTCGCGCTTCGGCGGCAGCGATTCCGGCCTTGTGCGCTTCCTCCACCAGAGGGGCAACAGCTTCCAGCACCTTTTCAAAGACAAAAGCACCGTCATCGGCAAGAGCCAGCGCCGAAAGTCCGCCAAAGAAAACCGAGGACACATCACTGCCAAACACCTTGTTCAGTTCAGCCTTGATGGTCGTATCCATTGCGAGAATCTTTTCGGGTGTCATGTCCTGCTTGGCCTGCTCCGCCAGTTCTGCGATGGCATTGCGTGCCGAGACGAAGCGCCCGGAAATGCCGATGTCGGCAGGGTTGATTTTGATGACGCCCAGCAGTGTGCCGTCAGCGTCTTTCACGTCATAGCTTTTGACGCCGCGATCAATAACCAGTTCCATGATGGCTGCTCCTTTCATGCCTCGGCGGTGAATGCCTTGGTGGTGGGGTTGAACGTGCCTTTGGTTTTAACGCCAGTATAATGCACGTTGAACGGAATCTGATAACCTGTGGTGTCACCGCCGTAGCTGCTGACCTCGATGTAGCACTCTTCCCGCACCGCAGGGAACGCGCCGCTGCTCTGGGCGTCCCACAGCTTGACTTCCACGATGTCGGTTTTCAGATCATCCAGAACCAGATCGTTGTCGATAATGCTCTGCAGCTTCTCAAACAGCGGGTCGCCTTTCTCGGCGTAGTAGGGGCTGACCTCGCCCTGCTTCTGGTAGCTGTCGATGCTGACAGTCTCGTTGCCGAGAATGTTGGTTTTCTTTTCGACGTTGGCGGACAACTCCGGGGAGTATTCCTCCAAATCTTTGCCCAGCCGCACATAGCTGGCCGTGCCATCATCTGCGGCAAAGGTTGCATTCAGATAATGCGCCATGTATTTGCGTTCGATTTTCATGCAAAATCCTCCGATTCATAGGTTTTTGTGTAGCGCAGGCTCAGCACAACCATATAAGTCGCCGTGCCTTCGGCCTCCGCTTCGTACAGTACGCCGTTCTGGGCGCGGGCGATGACAGGCTCTTCGGCGTCGCCAAAGTTCGGAGCAAGGCCGTGGGCACTCTGCTCCTGCACCCAATGCTGGAAGCCGTTGACCCAATCTGCGTTGATCTTCGCGCCCTCATCATCGCCTGCACTTTTGGCAAAAGTAAAGTACAGACCGAAGTTGCTCTGATTTGTGACGCAGACTGCGCCCGTGATATAGGTGCTGCGTTCAATTTCCTGCAGCCCCTGCGGGAAGACTGCGCCGCAGCTGGGCACTTGGTCGGTGTAGTCGACATGCCAATCTTTTAAGATGTCATGCCCCTCATAGGTGCGCAGCCATGTGATGACCTGCTCAAGTTCACTCATTCGCCAGACCTCTTTCCAATATAGCGTTCCAGATCGGCAGCCAGCGCATCACCCTCGGCAGCCACAAGCGCACGATCCCAATGCCCTCCGGCAAGGGGATTCTTTGTTTTTGTATAGTTCAGCGGTTTCCCGCTGCGGCTCACGTCGTTATACAGATAAACCGCCTGCGGCTCTTCGGTGACGATCTCCGGCACGCGGGGGTCGGTCTGGGCGACGGTCAGCTTGATGGTCGCGCCTGTACGGTAGGGCATATACTTCTGGACGCGCCGCAGCACATTCTTAGTGTGGAACATTTGCGCATCGCCCTGTTCATCCAGTCCCACTTCCTGCAAAATCTCTTCTGCGGCGGGAAAATCCAGCGTGACCCTCATTGCTTACCGCCTGCCTCCACATGGTACAGAACATTGCGGCAGCCCATGTCCCGCACCCAGTCTGCCGTAACAACACCGGGGCGGTTGGCCGGGACGAAGCTGCCCCACTGTTCGCGGGTGGTGATTTCTTCCCCAACGCCCTCCACAATGCGATCCCCGCATTCCAGCACATACACGCCGGGGATGCCGTTAAAAAGGGCGGGGGCAACCCGCCGCGCATTTTTGTTGGGAATCACCAGCAAAAATTCGTCACAGGATTTGCCCCCGCTTTTATCAACGGTCTGCACGGTTTTACGCTCAAAGTACGCGCCATGAATTACGCAGCGCGTCACCCGGAAGGGATTATAACACGCATGGTACACGGTAACGGTCTGGCGGCACAGGTCATAGATCGGCGAACGAAGCGCTCCCTCATACCGCATCAGCTGCACCCCCTGTACACATCAGCATACAAGCACAGAATGCGATAGTATTCTGCCGCCTGTGCCTTGGGTGTCGCATCAATGGCTGCTGCCGTGTTGGCGGTGTAGCTTTCGCTTACGCTGCCAATCGTAACGCTGGCCGGAGCAGCCACAGCGCCGCTCTGCACATCGGCAAACCTGCGCTGTGCGTCAGCAATGGCACATACAGCTGTGTCGCGGGCGCTGTCGGTGGGATATCCCACGCGGTACAGCCGCTCATATCTCTGGATCAGCGCGTCAGCGTCAGCATAAGCGGTCCGCCACTCGTCCGGCTGGATAGCCTTGCCGCCATATTTACAGACGTAAAACTCGTAACTCGTCATGGTTTTACTCCTTGGCCGCTGCCCTCTTCGTGCGCTTGGCAGGCTTTTCTTCTGCCGCCGTGTCCGTCACTTCGGGGAACGGCAGTTCCACCGCCGCCTCGGCAGGCGGAGCATTGTCCGGCACAGGCTGCGCGTTGACCGCGGGGGTCGGCTCGGCGGCGGGCGGGATGTATCCGATAATAGCCATAGTAAATCCTCCTTACGCCTTGTCGTGGCTGAAGTACATGCCAGACAGCATATTCTTGTATGCCTTGGCGATGCCCACCATGCGATAGCCGAAGACGTAGGCATCCGCGTCCGGGTTGTTTTCCGGGGCGATGATCTTCGGCGCGGCGTGCTTCGTATACTGGATGAGCGCATCCTTCTGGACGATGGCGAAGTTGATGTTGGCCGCGCCGGCTGCCTTCGTGTAACCGCCGGCTTCCTCCCCGGTCTTGCCGAAAAGCTGCTTGATGGCCGTGTAGAAGCGGCGCTGGGGAACCTTGATGACCCGCTCGAAGCCTTCCAGAACCTTCTTGCTCTTCGTGGTGTCCATATCGTTGATGCCCTGCAGCAGCGTCGGCGTGATGAACAGGTAGCGCCCGGTGGCGGTGACTTCCTCATCGTCCATTGCCGTCACAGCAGCACTCAGCGCTGCGACGGTGGCTGCGCCATCGGCAAGCGTCTCTTCCTTCTTCGTGACGCCGCTGATGCCGCAGTAGGACGCAAAGCGGAAGGCGTCCAGTTCGGGCACAACCTTGTCACGGATGAACTGAGCGGACAGACGGCCAAAGGCAAGGCCAGCGGTTTCCAGATCGTCCATGACGTCCACGTCAAAGCGGCGGCCACGGTCAAAGTTGCACTTGACCGTCTCATTCGTCATGGTGACGCCGCCCTGCACATAACCGCCGTTGCGGCTGTAGTCAGCCAGACCGTCCATGCTCATCATGGGGATGATGAGTTCGTTGGCGTTCGCGCCCTGCTTGGCGAGTTCGGGCGCACCGTCCAGCACGCTCGTAAGCGAGGCCAGTCGGTAGCACTCATCCAGCTTGGGGACAAAAGATTTTGCGAGTTCGATAGTGTTGCTCATAGGTTTTGCTCCTTATCTTATTCCATCGGCAGGCCCATTGCTTTGCGCAGGGCACTGTCAGAATTGTCGGTGGTCATGGCGGTGCGGCCCGTGCCTGCAGCATAGGGCGGCGGAGTTTCCTCGGTGTCGAACATATAGCCGCTGTCCTTCTGCAGCGCGGACAGTGCGGCGGGAATGTCCTTGTCGGGGTCTTCGCTGCCGCGCAGGGCGTCCAGATCGAGCAGGGCGCGGATGGCCTTGCCGCTGCGCCCATGCGCGGCAGCAATAGCGGAATCCAGCTTTGCATCAAACTGCACCGCCGCAACGCGGGCGTCCGCGTCTTTCTCGGCCTGCTCTGCCTTGGCCTGCCATTCCTCGGCGCTCTTGCGCAGGCCGTCGATGTCGGTGTCCTTGTACTCGGCCAGCGCCTTGTTGGCGTCGGCCAAAGCCTCTGCCGCTGTACGCTGGGCGTCCTTGGCCGCGTCGTAGTCGGCCTTGGCGACAAAGCCCTTGTTGATCTCGGCGGCGATCTTGTTGTCGATTTCCTCATTGTACCCATCACCGAGGATGGGTTTCAGCCAGTCAAGCATAGGTGATCTCCTTCGTCTGTGTTGTCTGTGTCGCTATCGTCCTGCGCTTCATCGGCGCGGGAGCAACTTCCTTCGGGTGGGATTTCGGGCTCAGAGTGATATCCCTGCAGCCGATCCCTCGGCAGATGCGGGTGCGGATCGGGCCGCAGATGCGGCGCGTGGTACTTGCCAACCCTGTGCGGCTGCGGGTGTGAGACGATCCGCTTGTTTTTCCTGACACGGAGCACGGGGCCGAAAAGCTCCCGAAGCTGCCGCATAAAGGAATCAAACGCACGCTGCAGGTCGGCATAACAGGCTGTGTCATAGGTAATACAGAACATAAAGCACCTCTTGCATAATTTTGGGCACGAAAAAAGCACCGCTTTAAAAGCGGTGCAAATGGCGTTTATACAGTGTTTAAAGGGGCTTTGCTTTTTTGAACAGTTCCTTGAGGAAAGCGTCGTGCTCCGCTTCCAGTTCGGCCAGCGGGCGCGGTGGGGGCTTGCTGGGGTCAAAGGCGATGCGCTCATCTTCCGCCGTCCAGTTGCCTGTTGCTTTAAGCAGATAGATGGAATCCGTAGTGGCGCTGCGGTCTGGGTCAGGTGTCCAGTCGAAAAAATCCGGCTCAGGATCATCCTCAGTATAAGGCCAGCCTCGCGTAAGGTCTGCTCGCCACTTTGCGATTTCTTCTGGAGTCGGAGGGTTATCTTGAAAATACGAGCCCATACTTAGCACCATCCCTTCGCAGTTCTTCAGCAAACGCAATACGCTGCGCAAGCGCATCTTCGATTTTGCCGGATTCACCTTTATAAAGAGGATATTTCTTTTTTAAAGCCTTAAACCAGCCCTCGGCATTCTTTTGGGAATAGCCGAACACCTTCTCACAGGTGAACAGCGCTCCGGCATTACCGACAGCGCCGATGCCCTGCATCTGAGGGCGCTTGATAAGCTGCTGTATATCCTCTGGACTAAGTATACCATTGCTGGGATGGTTATGTAAAGAGTAGTAGGACACTTGTATCTCCGGGGGCTTGACCTTCATACTGTTCTGCCCGCCCACATAGTAGCCTGTGCATTTACCGTCTTTGGTGAAGTTCACGACAGCCTCTGTGCCGACTTCCAGCCTCTGCACCTTTTTCAGCACGCCTCTGGCGTATTCCTGCGCCAGACCGTTGACCTTGTTGGAAACGCCTTGAAAGAACGGCTTCGGCACAGCCCGGATGCGTTCATCCGTGACGCTGTACAGTTTGTGCCCTGCGATTTCTACGTCCCGAAGTTGCTCCGGCGCAGCCTTTTTGTAGGCCCACACGGCCCGGTTGGACTGGCTGCGGCCAAACCCGGCCACCTGCAGGCGTTCGCTGCGGGTGGGCAGACCCACGGCCTTGCAGAATCTCGCATACTCGGCCTGCACGACCCGCAGCTTGATTTGATGCTTCTGCAGATCGGGACTTTCGGTTTCTTCGTCGGCCAGAATCTGGCGCTTGATGAGCCGGATGCCGTTTTCGATGCGGCTCTGCTCCTGCCCGGCCTCGTACAAGGTGTACCGGTAGCCATTGTACACAACGCCGCGCTCGTTGTCATCCTTGAATTTTTGAAGCTGGGCTTCGGTGTACTGCGGCGCGTTCACGCCTAAAATGATGGGGTTTGCCGTGTGCCCGCAGTTCAGGTGCCCGATGCGGCGCTGCAGGCTGTTGTTCAGTTTTTCAAATTCAGCGTCGCCGTACTGCCGCCCCTGTATCGGCTCATGGTCGGGGGCGCAGGCGGCGTGGGCACTGATTTCCCAGCCGTCGCACCCCAGCGCGTCATGGTCGGCGCGCTGGATTTCATCGTCCAACTGGCCGAGTTGATCCATGATGTACCGCCTGCAGGCGTACTCAATGCCAACGCTGCGCCCGCTCTTTTGTTCAATGGTGCGCAGGCCGCGCTTTGCCAGCGGCGTCACGGCGCGGCGGATGGCCGTGTTCAAGTCCAGTGTACCTGTGGCAACCTGCCGGAACGCAAAATCCATTGCGCGGGCGTAGGCCGTCTGCAACGGCTGCACCTTGCCCTCCGGCGTATCGGCCCACAGGTCACGCAGCAGTTCGCGGGTCTTGCTCTGGGTCATGCGGGTGTAGGCTTCAGTCATTCGCTTTAGGCTGCCGTTTTCATCAGGGCTCAGGCTCTTGTCGGCCACATATTCAAACAGGCTGGCAATGACTTCCTCGCTGATGCCGATTTGCTTCGATACGGCCTGCTCAATGGCCTTTTTGCCCTCGCCCAGTGCCTGTGCTCGATAAATCTGGTATTCGGCAGTGTCGGTGATAGCCCCGGCCTTCTGCACGCGCCTGCTGATGTCCTTGATAAGTTCATCAATGCAGGGCTGCGTCATGGCAAGGGCGGCGTCACTCAAGCCCGCACGCTGCTCAGCGGTCATGCGGTATCACCTCAACCTTCAAGGTCTTTCAACTCCGGCATATAGTTTTTGCGGATTTCGGCAAGGTCAGCTTCCGTCTCGGCAGGCAGGTCAAATTTCCACGCCAGCGCCAGTTCCGGCTTCAGCAGGCCCATCTGCACAAGTTCCTTGCGCTCCGTCCACTCTTGGTCGGCATCGTACAGCACACCGTTGCCCCATGTTACGGCAAGTTCGTCGGCATCCCATGCCGACGCATCGCACAGGCGGTATGCCTGCCCGATCTGGTCGCCGAGCCGGAGCGCCGCTTGTAGGGCGTCATAGTACAGATGCTTTCAATAACGCTTCCAAAAAATCACCTCTTTCTGACCTGCCATCATCAGACTGTGTAGGTCATCTCACAGTGACGCCCGCGCAGGGCGTTTCGACTTATTGATAAAATTGATTTACACTGTTCTTTTTTCACCAATGTTTGATGATCTCGGCCAGAATGTTGAGAAGAATAGAGCTGATTGCCAGAACCAGCGCCCAGTCTTGGAGGGTCATAGCGTTCACCACCTTTCGTCGCAATCGTCAGCACTGAACTGGCCCCCGGTGCTGTAATTCCACTGCAACTCAATGCCCTGTCCCGGCACATCGTAAAGTGCAGGGCCGTGTGCGCAGCACTTCCAGCCGTCCTTCGGCCTGTGTACCCATGCCAGATCGCATTCGGCATCATACCGATCAACCTTGTAAAGCCCTCCGGCGTTGGGGTAAGTTTCCCCAACAATCGGCTTGTCCGGCAGCCTGCGGATGCGCTGGCTGCCTGCTTCAATGTTCGTCATCGTCAAATTGCACCTCGCTTAAATGCTGTTTATACGGTCTTTTACCGCTCTTTAAAATCAGGACAGCGGTAAAATCCTCGCGCCATGCCCTCGGCCCGCTCCACCAGTTGATGGCGTCTTCCAGCGTGGTGTACTCCGGGCCGTAAGCTTCCTGTATGGCTTCAATAATTTTCATACCGCTCTCCTTGGCCTGCCATCTTCAGTACCGGGCGGCCACTCCCGGCAGACAGCCCCGAAGGGCTGTTTCGGCTGTTCAATCTGCGTTTTCTCTGTTATACTGTTTTTATCCTGCTCGGCAGGAAATTTGCCTGTGAGGTGTTTTTATGTACATTCGTCTGACCTGTAAGCGATGCACGAACTCCTTCCGCGTTTTTGAATCCGACGTAGAGCAAGGAAAAAATATCAAGTGCCCCTTCTGCAAAGCCCCTGTGGGGAAGGAGCTGCGCAACAAAATTGCAACCATCTGCGACGAAGATTGTGATTTTGATGTTGCGATTGCTCCTTCGGCACACGTCAGCGTTCGTGAATGTATGCTTACTTCAATGGGAAACGCTCTGAGCACTCTAAATGCAAATTCTTTGAAGGATGTTGCCAAAGCGTTTGATTCTGAGGAACAATATAAAGTGGTGTACGCAATGATAAGTGGTGCCCTCATGGGATATCACAATCAACTGCGGGAAAATCTCTTGGTTTATGGCATTGATGTCGGCGACTTAAAATAAGCCTTTGAGACTCCCTGTCGCAATCTCGCGTTCGAGCATGCGCCTCGCTTCAATAAGCTGCTTTTGTCCCTCATCAGTGGTGAACGCAGGCTTTTTAGTACAATCATCTTCCTCGGAACGTCTGACTCTTCCGTCCTTTTCCTGCGAGCCATCGAAAAGAACAATCATCTTCAAAGCGTCCAGCATTTCTGCCGTCAGTGTCAGAAGCTCGGTATTATCTTTTGCCCTCTCCGAAGCATCACCCAGAAATCCTACCTGCTGCACAAGAATGTTTTTTACAATAAGTCTGTCGTTTGCTGCGAGTTCCATATTTGATCTTCCTTTCCAGCCTGCCATCTTCAGTACCGGGCGGCCATTCCCGGCAGACAGCCCCGGAGGGCCGTTTCGGCTGTTATGCGCCTAGGTCAGCATCCTTGAACAACTCACCCGGTTCAACTCCCAAGGCAAAAGCGATGCGTTGAACGTCTTCCGGGCGAATAATTCGAGTATTATGCACCATGTACCCGAATGTTTGCCTTGAATATCCAGCTTTGCGAGCCACTGCGCTCTGCTTATAGCCCCTCTCGCTAATGATGCGGAGTATGTTATCGGAAACTGGGCGATTGTTAATTACCATTGAATCTTACCTCCTTTACTTTTTTAAAAGTGGAGTATCTCGAACTATTTATAATATAGTCGAGTTGCTCCACTTTGTCAAGCGGGTTCTTGCATTTATGTCCGACTTTCTCGAACTTTTTGTTGACGGAAACCTTCACTGGCGATTATAATTGTCTTTGAGGTGATACCAAAATGTCTTATAATAGCAGACTTCGTGAAGCGCGGAAAAATGCTGGATTAACTCAAACCGAACTGGGCAACATGGTCGGCTGTGCAAAAACAACTATCACAGGGTACGAAACAGGTAAAAGTGAGCCGAGCATGGCAATGCTAAGCAATATCATGCACGCGCTGAATGTTGACGCGAACTTCATTTTTCAAGATGAAGTCCGAGAACACCACGAATC